TTTTCTACTGCCCTTACGTTCCATTACAGATGGTAAGAGCAATTGACCCTGCTACATTCCAACCAAAAATCGGATTTAAAACTCGATACGGAATGATAGCTAACCCATTCGTAATGCAGAGTGACGGAACAACTGACGGTGATACATTCACTGCCAACCGTAATCAGTATTACAGAAGTGTTAAAGTTACAAACTTAATGTAATTTAGGTTTCTAGGAATAGAATTAGAACGGGCTGCTTAGGTAGCCCGTTTTTTTGACTCACAAAATGATGAAGGAAGTATAATGGATATAGCATTGGTAGTAGCATTTCTCATAACCCTGTTCGTATTTGAACCAGGTAATGTAGAAATTAATGCCTATTGTAAGGCAGCAGTACAAAGTGAAGAGTTTGAAAGTAGAAAGTCGTGTTGGGATTACTACACAGATTATCGTGAAGACATACCCAAGCATGGCTCCGAAGCCGGACACGCCACGTTAGATTAACAAAGAATTGGAATTAAAAAAGGGCTACTTTCGTAGCCCTCTTTGTCTATTGCGCTGTTACAAACTCGTTGAGTTCTTTAGAAACAGCAATAATATCACTAGCTAAGATACTTTCCGATGGAAGTGGTTTCTTATCATTGGGATTATTATCGTTATGTACATGAACAGCGTCTGCTTTTCTGCACAAATTTCCTTCTAACAAGCCTTGCGCTTGTCTTAGTATTTCGGCTCTGATCTCGAACCCTGATTTGTTTGTCATTTTATTCTCCTGTGTGTGTGTATGACGTACCTTAATGGTACATAACTATTTATAAGTTCTGGTATTGTCCTATTTGACTTATGGTTAACAATAAAGTATTATAAATACTATACAAGAGGAAAGAGAAATGGCATATTCAGATAAAGTAGTAAAGAGATTTCAAGATGTTTTAGATAACCCAAAAGCACATGGCGTAGGTAGGTTCGATCCTAAAGACCCAAATGTAGCTACAGGTATGGCTGGAGCACCAGCATGTGGTGACGTTATGAAACTAGATCTAAAGGTAAATCCTGATACAGACATCATAGAAGATGTTAAATTTAAAACTTACGGTTGTGGTTCAGCAATAGCTAGTTCTACAATGTTCGTTGAGATGCTTAAGGGATTAACAATGGCTGAAGCTCTGTTAATTAAAGATAAAGACATAGCAGACGCACTAGAGTTACCACCTATTAAGCTACATTGTTCTGTATTAGCAGAAGATAGTATTAAAAAAGCATTAACACATTGGGACGAAAAGAAAGCACGAAGACAACATAACGGAGGCCCGGACATTGATGACGGAGGCCTTAATTATGTAATCCCAGAGAAACAAAACGGAGCACCGGACAATGACACAACCAAAAACGTTTGATCCAATGATGATAGCCACTTCACGTGGTCCTATTGTTGATTTTACAAAAGACGCATTAGTAGAAGTTGTAAAGAAAATTAAGGACAAAGGAGTTGCAGGAGTTAGATTTGGTTTGACGGGTGGTGGATGTGCTGGCTTTGCATACGAGTTTAATTATGCAGATAAAGGCGAAGATGCAGACATACCAATAGACTTTGGTGAGTTTACTCTTTGGCTTGATCCAATGTCAGAGATGTATTTAGAAGGTACCACTATTGCTTGGAAGGTTGAAGGACTCAATGAAGGTTTTGAATATCAGAACCCTCAACAGTCTTCTTCATGTGGTTGTGGTATTAGTGTAGGGTTCAACTAGGAATAAGAAATGACAACAACTAACATAACAAATGTAACAGAAGCCTCGTGGTCCTCAAACAACCCTAACGAGTTAGACTACTTACGACCTAATGGGTTTAAGTTCCAAATCCATAATATTCCAAACGTTTCGTATTTTTGCCAAGCAGCTAATATTCCAGAGATGAATATGATGCCTGGCATTCAATCAACACCACTAGTAGACATACCTCACCCAGGCGATAAGATAGAATTTGGGCAGTTAATGATTAGGTTCCTTATACAAGAGGATATGATTAACTATAAAGAGCTATATAATTGGATGGTTGGACTGGGCTTCCCAGAAGATTCTAAACAACACGCTGCGTACGGAATATCACAGGGATATAGGTTCCCAGATAGCAACAATGGTTCTACCTCATATAGTGATGCAACACTAATGATTTTAGATTCAAATAACAACCCAGTACAAAAGATAAACTTTAAGGATGCTTTTCCTGTAAGTATTCAGGGACTAGATTTTGAGATATCAACTGGTTCAACGGAGTATATGGTGGGAGTAGCTATGTTTAGATATACTTCTTTCACAATCGAAACTCCTTAGTACCAAACGGTACAATCAAACGTTGACATTAGCTGTCAACAGTCGTATAATGTATATATTATTAAGAAGGTGATGTAGTGAAGACGCTAAACGAAATACAAGAGGACTGGAGTAAGGACTGTAAGGTTAATGAACTTAACCTAGGACAGGAGTCCACACGAATACCAGAACTACACTCTAAATACCTAAACCTATTAACAACTTTTAAGCTACAACTAAGAAAGTCTCAATCAGATCTATTAAGTCTCAGGCGTGTGAAGTGGAAATACTTCCGCGGTGAATTGGACCAAAAAGAACTTAACGATCTAGGCTGGGATCAGTACTTAGGGAACGCTCCTTTGAATAATCAGATGAATGAGTTCTTAGAAACAGACGCAGATGTAATTAGGCTAACAGATAAAGTCGAGTACATTAATACCTGTCTCACACAATGCGATTATATAATGAAGTCTATTAACAGTAGATCTTTTGATATTAAAAACGCTATTGAGTGGACTAAATTTACTAACGGAATTATATGATAACAGTTACTAAGAAAGATGAGGTTTATCTTCATGTTGATACAGATCTAAGTACTGACTCTGAGATAAATGACTTCTTTACATTTGATGTACCGGGTGCTAAGTTTATGCCTATGTACAGAAACAGAATGTGGGACGGTAAGGCTAGATTGTATAGTATGTACACCAAAGAATTGTACATTGGCTTACTGCCTTACTTGAAAGAGTTTGCTCAAACATTAGAGTACCCACTAGAAGTAAACATGCCTGACATAGGCGAAACAATAGACATAGAAAAATTTACTGAGGAGTTAAAACTACAAAGTGATGAAAAAGATATTGAGATACGAGATTATCAAAAAGAAGCAGTTACACATTCTATTAAAGAAGGTAGGACACTTCTTCTCTCACCCACCGCTAGTGGCAAGTCTCTTATTATTTATAGTCTTATACGCTATCATCAACTGAAAGGTAGGAAGCAATTAATAATCGTACCTACTACATCATTGGTAGAACAAATGTACGGAGACTTTGCAGACTATTCAACAGCAAATGGTTGGAAGGTACAAGACAACTGCCATAAAATATATGGTGGTAAAGAAAAGACTAATGCCCTCCCCATTACAATTAGTACATGGCAGTCTATCTACAAGTATCCTAAGAGTTGGTTCGCAGAATTTGATGTTATGTATGGAGACGAGGCACATTTATTTAAGGCTAAATCCCTTACAACTCTTATGAACAAGTGTGTTAATACACCTTATAGAATAGGAACTACGGGTACTCTAGATGGCACAAAGACTCATAAACTAGTATTAGAAGGTGTGTTTGGACAGACACATAAAGTTACAACAACTAAAAAGTTAATGGACGACAAACAACTAGCAGAGTTAAAGATTATATGTTGTACAATAAATCACAAGGACGAGGATAAGAAAATATTATCTAAGTCTACATACCAAGAAGAGATAGATTGGATAGTTAAATGTGAGGCAAGGAACAATATAATTAAGAACCTCACATTAGCACAAGACGGCAATACTCTAGTGTTATTTCAGTATGTAGAAAAGCATGGTAAGATTATATACGATATGATTAAACAGTCTGCTAAAGGTGATAGGAAAGTCTTCTTTGTCTACGGTGGTACTGACACGGAAACCAGAGAAGGAATTCGAGCATTGACAGAGAAGGAAACAGATGCTATAATAGTTGCATCATACGGAACATTTTCTACAGGTATAAATATAAGGAACTTACATAACATTGTTTTTGCATCGCCAAGTAAGAGTAGGATAAGAAATTTACAGAGCATAGGTAGAGGACTACGAAGAGGTGGACAAAAAACTAGATGTAATTTGTTTGATATTGGTGATGATTTATCATGGAAGTCCAAAAAGAATTATACATTGTATCACTTAATAGAGAGGATCAAGATTTATAACGAAGAAGGTTTCGATTATAAACTGGTAAAATTAGATGTCTGAACCGAGTATAGTTAAATTAGCAAACGGTGTAACCCTAGTAGGCAAGGTGGAATTAGGTCCTGAGTCTATAGAGATAACACACCCAATAGAATTAGTAAGTCAAGTGTCTAATATACCTGGCATGATAGGCGAGCAAATTAATCTCAGGCCTTGGATGGCTATAGCTGAGACACAAACATTTACAATAGATTCTCAGCATGTTATTACAACAGCAGAACTACAGGTAAATTTCCATGAAGGATATCATAGAATGGTTGAGCAGATTTATCTGCAAACAACAAATTGGACAGGTAGTTTCATCGGTGAAGAAGGAGAAGAAGAAATTCAAGAGGAAGAAGCAACAAGTTTTGAAGATCTAGAAGAATTACTAGATTATGCAGAAGCAATAGATAAAAAACAAATACATTAAGGAGTATATATTATGGCTAAAAGACGTGACCCAAACTCGGCACATTACATTGACAACAAAGAATTCCTAGCTAGGATATCTGAGTACCGTACTGCTAGGATTGAAGCAGAAGAGAGTGGTGAAGAAAAACCACGTGTTACAAACTACATTGGAGAATGTTTTGTTAAGATTGCTAATCACTTAGCATACAAGGCAAACTTTGTGAACTATACTTTCAGAGATGAAATGATATTGGACGGTATTGAAAACTGTCTTACATACATGCACAACTTTGATCCAGCAAAATCCTCAAACCCATTCGCATACTTTACACAAATAACATACTACGCATTCATTAGACGTATTCAGAAAGAGAAGCGTCAGATGGAGACAAAGTTCAAGTACATTAAGTCTTTAGACATTGAACAGATCCTAGAGAATAGTGCAGACGGTACTGAACATACTAACGACTACTTAGGTTACATGAGGAACATTATCGAACAAGCAGAAGCAGATAATATTAAATCTGATAAAGCTAACGAAGGTAAGAAGATGCCTAAACGTAGACCTAAATACTTAGACGAAAAAATTAAAGCAGCCGAGGCAGCAGCTGAGAAGTTAGCAGCTGAGGAAGCAGCAGCAGGTACTCCTGTAGAAGAACCAAAAGAGGACAAGCCAACAGAGTTCATGTCTTGAAGACAACATTTGAATACAACAAGGAAATAAAGGGCGTAGCAGTTTTTGTATAGAACGGTCAACCAAAATGACAAATCTTGTCTTGACTTTTACTTAGCTCTTATATATAATATCACATTATGAAACAAGCAAAACTTAGATACAGCGAAGCTTTTTATAGCATCCAAGGCGAAGGTAGATTCGTAGGAGTCCCTAGTGTATTCTTGAGAACTTTCGGTTGCAACTTTGAGTGCGCCGGCTTTGGACAGGAACGTGGTAACTATATATCCACAGATCAGATGCCCTACATGTTAGATCCTAAGGGCGACAAAAATCACCCAGACGCTTACAAAGATATATCAGAACTACCTGTTACACCGGTTGGTTGTGATAGCTCTGCTTCATGGGCTATGAAATACAAACATCTACAAATGACAAAGACAACTGGTGAGGTGTTTGAACACATCGTCGGACTACTACCTAATGGTAGGTTTGATGAGAAGGAAGACATACATTTAGTTATTACAGGTGGCGAACCTTTGTTAGGTTGGCAGAGAGTATGGCCTGAGCTTATACAAATGTGTATGGACATAGGATTAAAGAACGTAACGTTTGAAACTAATGGCACACAAAAAGTTACACCAGCATTAATAGAATTTTTTAATGCGAATCACGATAGAGTACATGTTACTTGGAGTACATCTCCTAAGCTAAGTCTCAGTGGTGAAAAACAAGACGAGGCATGTATACCAGATGCTCTTGTTACAATGAACCAAGTATTTAATAGCTTTCTATATAACAAATTTGTTGTTCGAGATATAGAAGACTTTACTGAGGTAGACTATTTTGTTCTACAGTATCAGAAGAGCGGGGTACAGATACATTCGATATATTGTATGCCTGAAGGCGCAACAATGGAACAGCAAGCACTAACAGCAAAAGACGTAGCCGAGGCGTGTATGAAGACAGGATATAAATTTAGTCCTAGACTTCATATTGATCTCTTCGGAAACGCATGGGGTACCTAAATGAAATTAAAAGATATTAAAGAAATTCTATGGGGCAAGGAGCCCGGTAAAGAAATAGAGACATGGAAAGATCCTGACCCTGAAGATTTAAATATAGACAATGCCTACAAGACTAGATGGATATGGTATCATACAATCTTAGCAGTTGAGTTATTCCTAGTAGTTCTTATCCAACTGTTAATACTATTTTTATTGGCGGTGAAACTATGACGCCAAGAACTACTTTATATTCAGCAACAGAACCTAAACTGTATATCACCTGGAAGAGGATGGAAAAAATTGTCCAGCTGTTAGCATTACGAATAGTCGATAGAGAATATAAAAGAGTAATAGGCATTAGTAGGGGTGGACTTATACCAGGCGTTATGCTATCCCAGATGTTAGACATACCGTTCACAGCTCTACAATGGCAGACAAGAGATGGTAGTGATAAAGATGTACCAGCGCTACTTAACTTAGAAGAGAACGCAGACGAGTTGATATTCGTAGATGATATATGCGACTCTGGGCTAACAATACAACAGATAAAAGAGTACATGCCTGATAGCCAATGGGCAGTACTTTATGATAAAATTGGTACAATGGAGCTTGACTTTGTAGGTGAAACTCTGTATAATAACACACAATGGTTAGTATTTCCGTGGGAGAAAAAATGATGACAGATTTAATGAGTGAGATAATTAAGACGAGACTTAAAGTAGACGATAAACGTTTCTTTGCTGCTGATAATATTTCAGAATACATATACGATGAGGATGAGAGACAAAAACTTATAGACGAATTGGCAGGTAAGTTCCAGGGAGTATTAAGTAGTCTTATTATAGACACAGACAATGATCCAAATTCAGAAGGCACAGCTAATCGTTTGGCAAAGATGTATATTAATGAGATAATGAGTGGTAGGTATTTACCAGATCCTAGAATTGCTTCTTTCCCTAACGAAGGACAGTACGATCAACTAATTGTTGTACGAATGAATATTAAATCTATGTGTTCGCATCATCACCAACCAGTGAGTGGTGTATGTTATATAGGTTGCCTCCCAGGTGACTTTGTTATTGGTTTATCCAAGTACACAAGAGTTGCTCAGCACTTATCCAATCGTGGACACTTACAAGAAGAGCTAACAGAAATGATAGCAGAACGTATTGAGAAACTTACACAGAGTAAGGGTGTAGCAGTTTACATTAGAGCGAGACATGGTTGTTGTGAGAACAGAGGCATAATGGCAAGTAATAGTTCTACACAGACAACGGTTGTTAAAGGTGAGTTGAAAACAAACATTCATCTTAAACAAGAATTTATGGACAATATTAAATTACAGGAAATAGGCAATGGACACATCTAAAAAACATGTTGTAATTGACTTAGAAACTCTAAGTACACAACCTAACGCATGTATTGTATCTATTGGTGCAGTACTAATTGACAATCTAGAAATTGTAGATACATTTTATATTAATGTTAATGCAGTATCCTGTAAGGAAGTAGGACTACACATAGATCCTGATACAATTAAGTGGTGGACAGAACAAACTGCCGAGGCTAGAGAGGCATGGCAAAAAGATCCTGTTGAACTACAAGAGGCACTAGACAAATTTGTGTCTTGGTACGGCACACAATCATTCCCAGCATGGGGTTACGGTGCCAACTTTGATATTGTTATATTAGAGAGTGCAATGAAAGCGGTTGGTGTAAACATACCCTGGAAGTTCTGGGACATATCTTGCTTGAGAACTCTTATGAATGTGTTAAATAAAAGATTGCCCAAAGCAAATAACCACAATGCTTTAGACGATGCAACAGCAGAAGCTAAGGTGTTACTTGAGATATTAAAATCATGATAGAGAATAGAAAATTAGATTATGTAGTGTCAGGCACTAGTTACATGAGGTTTAGTAACCCTAGTATAGCTAAAGATGAGACAAATTCAAACATTATTAACCTGCTAATAGACAAGTTAGTAACAGACGTACATAGTCATAAATTTTCTATGCTGTACAATGGACACACAGAGTCAAGCTTCGGAGAAAGATTCGGGGCATATAAGGATCATGTAAATGAGATCCACGCAGACTCAGGTGGTTTGCAGATTGTTACTCAAGGCATGGTAATTACAGATGAATTAAAAGATAAAGTATATGAGAACCAAGCCAAGTGGGCAGACGTTGGCATGTGCTTTGATGAGATACCAGTTATACTTA